CCAGAAGAGAATACTTAAAGTACTACCAGTTCCAGATTTGATTTGAAGATAAGGCCAACTAGGATAATCATTCCAACTTACAGATGCTTGAAGAAATGCATAACGCTTTGTGTGTAGGATCTGAACATACCAGTCATGACCATAATCATAACGATGCTTGAATGTAATTAGTTTCATTTCATCCACTCCATTTTGGGACAAGACTCATAAAATACACCCTCAATATAACAAGCTTTACCTGTTTCATAATACTTAATTTGAGGGACACGTTCCTGTCTTTCGCAGATATAACTGCTCGAAAGACATAACATTAAAATTGGAGCCAAAATGTTATCCATTTTTCATTTCCGTGGATGAATCTCAAAGTCAATTAGTTTACCATACTTGAAGTGAATTCTACACCTCGGCCAATCTTCCCACTCACCTTTCCAGTTAGCAGGATATACTTCAATATACTTTGTGATGTAGTGAGGTTGATACTTACCATGCTTACCAGTTGGCACCCATTCAAAGTTTAAAAACTTTTTATCTGGATCATATCTGGGATCATCCTCTTCAATGATCTCAAATGTATTAGTGCCAGAATAGTTTGGATACCATAACTGACCAGCAGGATCTAACCAGTAATCAGTCATAGTACCACCAATACCATCTTCGATGTCTTTGGTTTGACACACTACATTGGTAAATTGTTCGCCTAGATCATACGATGATCTAAAATAATCAAACATTCCCATTACTTTTCTCCAAGAGAGTAATTATCTAGACTAGGAGAATCTTCATCAATAACTGTACCCATAGGACCTTTAGGAGCATTCTTCAATCGTGCCCATTCTTCATCACGAATCTTCCACTCCTCAAACTTCTTGTCAAGGTCTTCATCCATGGTCAGTTCATACTCTTTACAGACCTTACGCTGCTCTTCTTCATTCACATAATCATTGAAGACCAACGACATAGCACCAGAGCGAATAGAACTGGGAGACATACCCACACAGAGCATGAACTTCTCAAACAGTTTGAAATACTGTTTGGCAGTAAGATCAGCAGCAGGTGCAGTGATCAGATAATGCTCTTCTGGGATGTAGTCATCAGCATCCAAAAAAGATCCATAGGTATGGGTGAAGGTAGCATCAAACTTGAATTGAACTTCTGCGTTGTAAGTCATTTTCCCTCGTAAAATTCGATTTTAAGTTGCCAGATAAGATCGTTGAATCGTTGTTCAATCTTGGACAATCGTTCTTCAATCAAATCCATACGATATTCTCCAATGGCTTGGCGTTTAACTGAGTATGGGTCAATAGTAGCCATTGTACCCTGAAGGGAATTTAGTAGAGGTTCATCAAACATCATCAGAATCAATCTCCCCGCGAATTTCTGCAAGTTTTGCAGTTGCAAAACACTCTACCATAGTCCAGTAGAGTTCACCACTCATGGGGAAGTTTTCGTGACAGAAATATTCTGCGGTGTCTTCATGGAGTTCCCAGAGAGATTTGATAGTCTCGCGGTCAGTGATCATTGGTCATTTGATTGGTACACATTCATAGTACACGATGGGATTCGGTTTGTCAACGGATAAATCCAGACTCCTCGAAGGTCTTTGACATACTGTAATATTTGGTCATTTAAATTGATTTAGTTTTTTAAAAATTAATTCAGATATTTTTCGATGTCCCAATTCATTTGGATGGTCACAACACCCCTCAAAGTATATTCCTGAAAATTCATGTGTCGGTGGGCCATCTTCATCATATCTATGACAAGAAGGTAAGTGAGTAGGATAACTTTTCCATTCTGATCTACGGGTTGACAATAAATTTGTTAAACTTTCATTACTTAAAAATTTCGAGTAATCAATGGAAAGATCATATTTTTTACACTCATCAGGATTTAGTTGACCATAGTTATGTGCCATCACATAACGACATCCAATATCATTTAATATTTTTTGTATCGCGTATATAAACAAAACATGATGATATATAAACCACTCTAATGTTTTATTTTTTAAAAATTTAAAATAATCATCTCTTTGCCAAAGGGTCAAAGAATAAAATCCGTTTTCCTCGTCTTCATCGTACCATCTTATGTCTGGTGGTACTATAACAATAACAACATCATCAACAGTTATTTCTTTTGATTTAGAAACTATTGTGTTTAAAACCATACCTAGACTATTATCGTCCTCCCCATAATTAACATACGAAGTACCTAACTCCGCAGACAACCAATGCACAAAAGGTTTTTCGAATTCTTTAAGTTCAGCACCTCTAGCCCAACTATCACCAAAACAAAATACTGCCATTTTAAACTCCTATTTTTTCATTCAAATTCATCTAGATCCAAATTTTCCAGAACTTCAGAGTCCGCTCTAAGTTGTATGAGATCATTATTTATCGATCCCCTACCTCTTCTGAATCCCCACGCTTTACTTTGTTTATCATCTCTTATTGTTCTCAATACTCTAGCTTTTGTAATATAATCATTAATTATTGGTGTATTCGTTGATATAATAGAGTTCATTTCACTTTCTGCTGTAGAAATTGCAGAATCTTTAGCATCTTTAGTACTCTGACTTGGATTTTGTGAACTTACACCAGTATATCCTATACCTGATGACACGGCTGTAGAACCAACGCCAGTTACTGTAACTAGAGTTTGTCCTTCCGTGGCATAAGTAAACGTGTATCCAGTAATCGTAGTTCCACCAACACCTAAAATGGGACTTTTTATTCCAGGCCAAGATTCATTTCCTTCATAATAAGAAGCAAATCCAGCACCAACAGCTGGATTCGGATCAACGTCTTCTGTGTAAGTCGTTGTTACATCTGGATCACCGTTATTAATTAGTGAAATCACATGACCATATCCAGCCTTATTTTTATCTTTTATCAGTCCAACTTCCACAGGATTTTCCCCATTTGTGGTTGGATCAAAAGTTTCCGATGCTCCTGTCTGTCTTAATATGAAAAAGTTATCTCCATCAGTTCCCTGTTCTGTCGTTGTACTAATAAAAATTGTCGGATATGAAGTATAAATTCCCACACTAAAGGTTGACTGTTCAGTTGAAGCTATTGCTGGATTACTTATAATTATAGCTGTAGTATCAATTTCAAATGTGGTTGTTACTCCGACCGTATCAACACCCACTATTGAAGTCGTTGTTGTTCCAAATCCAACAACAACACTATATGCAGAGGCTCCTGTATCCGTAGATGTAATTCCCGCTCTCCAAATTGGATCTCCAGTAGATATGCCTGATGTGGTATTTACTCCTGCAAAAGCAATTATAGTTGATCCGAGAGAGATGCTACCACCAAATGTTGTGCTTAATCCCAATATTGATGTTGATCCAAATCCCACCACCTCGGGCAGACTACCAATACTGAATATTACTGGAGTTTCAATGTTATCTGTTATAGTATCATTTGTTTGAATACCAGATAATATTGTAAAGTTTCCATTTACGTCAGTTGATGTATCCAAAACGATCATGAAGGTTTCGCCTATACCAACAGAAGCATTGGGAAGTTCTTTTACTGCACTAGTCCCATAGTCACGATCTTTTGGTCTCTTGAAATATTTTGCACCATAATAATTAATTGTTCTATACTCTGATGAAATTTTTTGTACCTTATATGTCTTATAGTTTTTACTAAATGGAAGTCCATCAGTACCAAATCCTGTAATTGTTTCAGTGCTTTGTAGAATCCATTCTAGATCATTTTTACAACCACTACTTACTCTGTCTCTATACGCATCTTGAACAGCAGTAATTTTAGTATTAATCTGTTGGATGGGTGTTGGTATGTTAGTATCAATATTTACTATCAATTCGTCATAAAGATCCAAATCAATATCCAATAACAACAACATGTCATTGATTTGTTCAAATTGTTGTTTTTTAGACTCAATTTCACTTTTTAAAGAATCAATAATTTTTTTGGTTTTTGACTCTGAAGTTGATGTACTCAAACCTAAAGCTCTTGCAATTTGAGTTTGAGCTTGAGAAATTCCACTAGTTGTTGATAGTGATGAGGTAGTTCCTATACCTATAGACATTATCTATTCACTCCTATAAAATCTTGTCCTGGATAATCTTTTGGTGACTCTCCTTCATATTCTACTATTAATTTATCTAGATCTTTTCTTTCGGCATGAACGATATAATAACAATTTACGGCACCCCCTTCTCTATTTTTTACGATAATTTTTCTTCCCCACTCAATCTTTTCAACAAATAATTCTTGATATGATCCAAAAGGAGTAAGTTGGACTGTTATTGTTTCTGGATCTACCAACCCATTCCAATATTCTGGTAGATTAATGATATTATTGTTTTCTAATTTTCCTCTATAATATACACCAATCTCTGGACCTTCCAAGGAAACGTGACGCAAACGATGTCCTTGTTTGTTTGGATGTTTGATATCGAATGGTTTTGCTGGTAAAGCTTTTGCTAATGTTATCTCAGCAACAGTTTGTGGATTAATACCAACAGTTGTTGTGATATCACCTATAAATTTTGTAGCGGTACAGGTTTTATCTACTACAACTGTATTGAATACGTTTATCGTTGAACCACTATTCAGAGATGTTTTGCAATTAATTCCAGATGTTGCACTCAACGCAGCTCTAATAGTAGCACCAACTTTAGTAACAACTCCAGTGGAGTTTGTAATGGCAGTTCTATTAATTACCCCGAAAATATTTGTAATTCCCTTAACTTCCAAAGATATTGGATTTAATCCAGGTCCAATCATACAATTAGCTGTTGGAATTGGAGTGCCAGCTCCAATCCATATGGGACCATTCAATATAGACGATCCTGGTAGTGATGGAACAGCGGGTAAAAAAGAATAGTCAACTGGACCAACTACAAGTTTATCACCAATATATTTTACTGACTCTGCGGGCATAATTTATCCTCCAAGACAGGCTTTCAAGAATTTGTTAAATTTTTCATTAATTTTCAATAACTTTGTTAGTATACTGCCTTCAGTATCATCAGCTCCAGAACTTTGAGAATTTTGAATGTTTCCTGTAGTATCAACTGCTTGGGCACCAATAGAAGCACTGTTTGACATTACTTGATTGGAAACAGAACCTTTAAAATTTTGGACTGGTGCAGTTATTGCAACTTGTTTATTTGACTGAATAGTTACTTCACCCGATCCATCTTCCGCTACTAATCGTATACTCTGAGCTTTTATAATAACTTCTCCTCCAGGGGCTTCAATGTTTATATTTCCGTTCGAAGCACGTATTACTTTTGCGGGTTGTGCAGTATCGGTAATTTCTTTCCCACACAATTCATAAGAAGTTTTATCACAGGTTTGAAAATAATTTCCCTCTACAGTGTACTCAAATCCCTGACCGCTATCTGTAAAGACGGCATAATCAACTTTTTTTCCAGCAGCATCTATTGTCCCAGATTTTACTTCAAATCCAGGATATTTCTGATAAAACTCTTTGGGTTGGTCCGTCATACACAGTCTACTACATTTACAATTGTTGTTCCAATGCCTACTCTTGTACTTCTTGTTACATCATTATCAATAATGAATTGAGGTAGGTAATCTAATACAGGATAAAGAAGTGCCCCTTGTCCTGTTTGAGTATTTATAGTGACTTCTGGATATGTTTCAAATTCTTCTATACATTCTGCAGAATTTATTGCAATTATCGAACCAGCTGGACTTACGATTGGAGTCCATACACAATTTCCTACAAAAATAGTATCATCTGAACTATATCCATACCCTGGTCTATCAATGAATATAGAAGTTACTATTCCAGAAGAAATAGTAGAAATGCCCAGATTATCTCTGTTTACTACACCATCATCAAGAACATCTCTCACTCCTTCTATAGTTTTAACTATATCATTTAGATTTGTTGGACAATATCCAGATCCAGATTCTACCAAAACTATTGAATTAATAGAACCATTTTCATCAATACTGGACTTTGCTATAGCACCTTTACCATATCTTGTTTTATCAATCACACTGATGATCGGGGGACTACTGTACCCACGTCCTGGATTAGTTACTTTAATTGTTAAAATTGATCCATCTAAAGATGAAATCACAGCCTGAGCCTTTGCATCTACTCCATCACCAGATATTCTTATTTCTGGAGGTATGCATGTGTACCATTTTGTTCCTAGGGGTATAGATGGTGCATCTGATTGTGTAGTTGGATTTAATGCAGTTTCTCTACAATCTCCAAATGGAGTATCTTCAGATCCAAACATTGATAAAAATCCTATTGCTAGGTCTATGTTTTCATCGAAAGCTCCAAGAATATCGACATTATCTAAGATTTTTTCCCAAGCATCAGCTGATGGTAGATTCACTCCCTCGAAAGGATCCCAAGATTTAATTTCTCCACAAGTCAAAGCATCACAATCTAAGAAACTTAATATTTGTTGGACGAAGTTTAATCCCTGTCTTATATAATCGCCGACTTGCCCTATTCCGTCTGCCAACCAGTCTAAACCAGAAAGTATAGTTGATAATGCATCATCTGCCATTTGTGCGAGTTTATCAATAAGAGATGCAACCGTTTCTTCTACTGCACACGTAGGAATACTTGGTGTTTTACCTATCAATCCATTTAGGAGACTTTCAATGAAATCCCATAATGGTCCGAATAGTTTTTCAAATATGCAGAAAATTAAGTCTAAGATATTTTTAGTTGCCTCTGATATGGGAAGTTTTAATGGTTGTGGTAGAGTTGCTGAAATTCCTCTGAATAAACATCCAACCAGTTGAAATATATTATCTCTCATCCCATTAATGGTAACCTTCATTAATGAGGCTATCAGTCTGGCAACTTTTCTTATTTGACCGCTGATGTCTACTATTTTATTTCTTAGTGGGTCTATGAAACCATATGCAGTAGATTCTAGTCCGTTAACAAACTTTATAAAGTTACTTAGAGTTGCCTGTATAGATCCAATAATATTGGTACTACATCCATTTTCAGTTTGAACTGGAGGTTCAGTATCAAATTTATGTAAAAAAGCAACTTCTGCTTTTGTATCATAAAATAATTTGTCAGTTTCCAGTGAATGGGTCCATACTGCTCCTGCAGAACCAGATGTGTCTGATGACAATGGAGCAAAACCAGCATCTACATCCAATCCATTGGCACCAACACCAAAACTAGGATTACTACTTACAGAAAACTGTGATCCAGATCCCAGAGAACTTGCAATCTCTTTTATTGCAGCTTCTGGACTTTTCTTCTGTCTAGTTGCACTAGCGACTAGATTTCCCTTCTGTCCTGTAAAAGGTTCGAAAGGATTTGGATTATCTACATTTACTACTGCTGGACTTCTATGAAAACAACCCATTACAACAGGTTGTTGAGCTTCATCGCCATCAATGAAGAATCCAACTACAGATTCCCCACCAATAAGCATCGGTAGTTTTCCAAATCCTCCCTGACCCGGAGATCCATCAGCAGCACTAGTTAATACATGAGCCCATGGTAATTCATCATCGTCAAGTTCTAGTGGATTAAAACTATGATATCCAACAATTCTTACCTTACATCTATAACCCCAGGCATCATTGCCCTCATCTATACGTGTTTTTTCATTTCTCCAAACTGATGGATCAGCGACCTGGCCGATCCACCAGACGAAACCGTCTTTTCCAATAAAATTAGATTTTAGTAAGGATTCTTCAATCATCAGTCGTCGTATACTCTACACTCTGAAGCGTCTGGATGTGTATCGCAATAAAGTTCTAGTGGAGTAGGATCGTGATCATCGTCTGGATGATTTTCTTTGTATGCTTCAAGAGCCTCTAATTCTCCTTCCGTATGTCTACGAGCTTGTGGAGAAATAGTCGGGTCTTCGAGAATTTCTTTGTCCTTGGAAATGTGATCGTCTATGTTTTTCATTAGTTTGCACCGTAAAGTCCGTAAGAATCTCTAACCAATTTAAGAGATGTTACCATTTGTCCACTTTCAAAATGATGTCTCAATTCCTTTATTAGATAGTATCCACTTTGTCTTTCATCTGTTTCGGAGGATGATGCATCAATTTTTTGAAACTGTGCATTTATAATTTTACCAACCATTAGGTTGATATTCAATGGTACTGTCATATTTAGTGACTGAGTGAACAGCAGATTATAACGAGAGAAAGATTTTGCCATGTCAACATTATCTCTACCAGAATCTGATTTATCTCCAGCTTCATCATTGATACCCACATCACTAGTTCTGAATAATATTCTTGAAGGTCTATTGGCAAACTCTTCCGGATATGGGATTTCATTATCCGCTCCTAAGGTAGAATTTACTTCTTCCGATAGTTTATAAGTTATTCCTTCTATTCCATTAGTATAGATGTCATAGAAATAAGTAATATTGGCATACATTCCAACTCTGAGGGACTTCATTAAGTCCATATTTTTCTCCAATCCATAATTTAATATCTTGTACTCATTTCCAGTTTTATTTGTTTCTGTTATTTGAGTGTACTGATAGGTTGGTATATTTTCTTTATCTCCACCAGAAGATTGGGTATTTGTGGATGAAACTAAGGTATCGACACTTCTAAAATTAAATCCTTCATAATTTTCATAGAATAAGAATCCAGCAACACCTTTTCCAGCAGTTCCACTTTTGCCTGAAGATGATGTTGAAGGAATTGATTTTGGACCCAACCAAGTTAAAACATAAAAAGGTTTTTTCAAAGTTCCTATAAACTGAAAAGAATTTGAAGTTCTCTCAATGTTCTCCGACTCAAATCTATCAGTCTTCAAAACATCTCTTAAAATGGCAGTTACATGTTCATTTATTGGCTTTTTATTGTATTTCTTTTGAACTCTTGCAGTCTCATTTGTGAGTCCCTCTCTGGAAACTAGGTGGAGAGTAAATGTTTCCTGAGAACTTCCTGATGATAGTCCACTAACTTTATAAACATACATCTCTAACGCAAATTCTCCACTTGGAGTCACTACTTCAAATAAAACTTTTTCCCCACCTTGAATAGGTAGTCCATTATAAATTGAGTATTGTGACATGATTTGCATTGTCATAGTAATGCAAGGTGATAACAAGTCCTCAAAATAATCTGTATTAATAAGACTTCCGCTTAGGTCAATAGTTTTCTCTCCATCTACGGAAGTTATCTCTACTCTTCTATATTCTAAACTGTTTAATGCTTCTGTTGCCATACTAGGTCCCCGTTAATGTAGTTAAGAATATATTTTTCACTACATTATTTAACATTGATCCAGGAGAAGGCATTCCTCCTCCTTGATTGCCTCCGCCTCCACCACCAGCCATAATAGAAACTGGTCCATTGCCTGATAGTTGTTGTATTATAGGAACAACGACTATTCTACCTCTTGGGGAGTCATATGAATTATATCTAGCTATTTGTTTAGATATATTTGAATCTATTTTTTGCAATTCAAGTTTCGGTTTTTCAATAGGATTAATGGTTTGATCGGAGGCAACTGCTTCTATGTTTTCTGTTAAATCCTCTGAAAACTTTCCTTTATTTTGTTCATAATATTTTAGGTATTCTTTATAAGTTTGAGAATTTCCAATGCGAACATCATGTTTATCAGAAACATCACTATCTGTTCTTGCGACATGAAATTCATTTTCTGACATTAGTTTTTCTGGTTTTGATGGTTTTGCAGAAACTTCACTACTAGGTTCGCCTTCTTTTGGACCTTCTTTTTTCTTTACTTTTATATTACCACCAAATCTAAAATATTTGTCCATTGCTGGACCAGGATCTGTTGGTGGACCAGTAGTATTCTTATAAAATTCAAAGTGCAAATGTGGTCCGGTAGATCTACCGGCTCCCTTTGTACCTGGAGCTCCACCTGTTAATCCAATTACTTGTCCAGAAGCAACTTTATCTCCTGGTTTAACATGAATAGCACTCATGTGAAGATATCTTGTCTCCGTTCCATCTTCATGAGTTATTAGTATATTTCCACCAGCGGCATCAGCAGAAAATCCTGACTCTCTAACTGTACCTGGAACAACTAAACTTACTGGAGTTCCTTGAGGTACTGGTAAATCTTCTCCTTTGTGATTTCCACCTTTACCTTCATTATAATATTGCCTAAATTCTCCATAGTCTACAGTGTTAACATAACTACTTGGCAATTCTCCGCCAGTTACTGAATAAGTATTGTTTTGTGGGTCGTCCGGTCCAGTACCACCACCTTTTCTTGGTTTAATCTGAGTATGAGTTTGTGAAACGGTTTCTCCGGTTGTAGAATCTACACTTTCGACAGACATACTTCCAGATTTAGCAAAGACGGCTTCAAAATTAACCACGACTTGTTCAAATTTATTCAATACACCTTGAAAATTAGTTCCGGAACTAAAAGATTTTTCTCTTTGTTTTTGTGTTTGTTCTCTTAATCTTTGTTCCGTTTCTTCTTTGAGGGACTTTTCTCCAGTGACAGTCTCATAAGCTCTATCCCCAAGATATCCGCCGAGAAAGTTTCCTGCCATACTTCCAACGACAAATCCCAAACCAGGTATAGGAATTAACGCTTGTCCAATAGCACCACCCAAAAGTGATCCAGCAAGAGCACCACCCGCTCCTGAAGCAGCTTTACCTACACTTTCTCCTTCAGCGAGACCCGTAGCAAAATCTAGTCCAGCAAAGGCTGCATTAGCGAGACCTAATGCTTTGATGCCACCTAATCTTATTCCCTTACCTTTTGGTATTGGTTTTCCTGCTTTTGTACTAGGTTTCCCTCGACCACCAAACATTTCCCCAAGGAAACCACCAAGATCTAGAGCTCCAGAAAATAAACTAGACAGTAAACTACCAGGTCTACCAAATGTTGAGGCTACGTTTAGACTTTGTAAATTTTTTATTTTCTTTTCACTTGGAAGTTTTACTGCTCTAATTTTTTTGGTCTCAATTTCCATGAACCCAAGAAAACTATTGAATGAGGTTTGAGTGGACCTCATAGCAGATCTTGATCTGTTTATTTTTACAATATTGTTTATGGGTCCCAACATTGGGGAGGAGAGTTTTTCTTTTGCTGCCATTATCCGTCTACAATATTATAAACAGTTTTTGAGAACATAGTGAAGAAATTATCATCATTCGATGAATTTAAGAATGGTATTGATGGCGCTCCAGCACCTGATCCACCACCCCCGCCACCTAGTGCTTGTGACACCATTCCACCAATACCTCCACCAACTGAACTCAAGTTTTCCATAGTTACTACTGGTAAAATAACAATTTCTGGTTTTTGACCAGATGCTTCAACGGGTTTAGAAACATCACCAGCAAGTTGCTGTCTTAATTCTTGTTCTGCAGCTGCAGGTGTAATCGGTTGTTTAGCGGGTTCTACTGAAGATTCTAAAACTTCTAACATACCTACTGGTCCACCAGCATCACCATGGAAGAAATTTCCACCAGTTCCTCGATAAAAGTCAACACCTTTTACCATATTTTTTAGTTGTGTCTGACCTTTGAAATATCTTCTACCTTTAACACCTTCTCTAGCTGATGTTGATAGTGCTCCACCTGTTTTAAAATCTGTTAGAACTTCACTTGCTTTTGCAGCAGAACCTTTTCTTCCAAATAGTTTTTCTAGATTCTCAAGTCCATTTGGACCAGCAGAAATTTCTTTTAATTTTTTAATTCTTTCTTCTGGAGTTTTTCCCAATTTAGCAGCGATAGGGCCATATACTTTAGAAGCATCTGGATCAAGACTTTCTGCGTATATTGCAGAAGAAATTGGACTAAATTGTTCTTTTGCTGTTACTTGTCCGAACAAATCACCATAACCAGAGTGGTCTGCTGCTGCACGATTTAACATAACCTGCATTGCATCCGCAGCGTTTTGTCCTCCAGTACCTTCTAGAATAGATGTGAATGCGGCAAGATTTTCAGCGGAAGATGAAGATCCAACTGTACTACCAGAAGATCCAGTAGTATCTTTTTTATCTCCTTGATCAGGTATATCACCAGTAAATACGCCACTTCCACTTGAGGAAGAACCAGAAGTTTCAGCTCCTTTAGCAAAAGATCTCAATGCTCGGTCAAATCTATCAAGTATTTGGGAAAATTTATCTAATAAGAACCCATCTATACCACCAGATCCCATTTCAGTAATGGGTCCGGCAGAAACTGGTTGTGTTGTTATTGCGTTAACAGACTTAGTAGCTAATGCAGCACCGCCAGCAAGAGCTGCGCCACCCAAAAGCATTTTAGCCAAATTTCCTTTGCGACCTGAAGCTTGTCTTTTAAGACGGCCGCCAGGTACATTGATATCCATGTTTATTCCACCAGGACCAGTGCTTGCTCTTGGTAGATTGGAAAGTTGTTTTACTATTTTTACAATAGTTTTTCTTATTAAAATACCAATTCTAAATGACTCTGAAAATGTGTCTTGAAGAGCCTTTAAATTATCACCAAGTCTTTTTATATTTCTTCTATCTCCAAGAAACTGAATATAACCAATAGCGTTTCTATAAAGATCTAAAAAGTTTTGCAGTATTTTATTAGGGGGATTTGATGTAGCTTCTTCTACTTGTTCCTGATTTGATTGAAGTTGTTCAGAAAATCTATTTTCAATTACTTGTTGTATATTTTGATTTATTGATTGTAAATTATTTTGAACATTCGATAATATATTACTAGATAAAGTTTGAATAATTGATCCCAAGTCTGGAGTTCTGGGAGCGACTGCAGCGGTTCCTCCTCTTTGAAATCCAACAATTTTATTCGCAGCAGATGTGACAACTGAATTGCCTAGAGGAGATCCACCCCCCAAAAAATTCACAGCACCAGAAGCACTAGCCTTTTTATTGCTCTGCGTAACTCCTGGATTGATTGCTGGTTTAATTGCCACGGTTTGCTGCCTGTCTAGCTTTTTCGTTTTCCTCTTCTATATGTTGTTTCAACAGAGCGAGATAAATGTCTCTCTCCCAAGGCATCATATTTTCAATCTCAGTCAAAGAGTATTTATGGAACTGCATGAGAGCGAAATTAATTCGATAATATGACTCCAATTCCATGTGAGCCATTATCAGTCGAAAAAACTCGTTAATCCCTCCAGCGTTACGGTATTTTTAACTTTTGTTTTTGGATTTGTTACCTCAAAAGTATGGGATAGTTTTGGCATAGTTTCAAAGAACTTTTCAATTTTTTTGAATTGGTCCGTATTCATACCTTCAATGAACTCAATGAGTTCTTTTTTAGTACAATCTGATGCAGACCATGCTTCCTCTTTTGTATAAACCGAATCAATGCACGAAGCGATGATATCAAAAGACTTTTCAATCGTTGATACCGATTCATCAGAGGAAAAATCAAAATTATTCTTGATAAATTGATCTAATGATGGATATTTCATTTTGAGAGCAATTTCACCATCCAACATTATCTCCTGATTATGTTCCGAATCTTTTTGAACTTGAATTTCATCAACATAAATTTTGACTGGAACTTGAGTCTCACCATCATCTGAACATGTTACAACCAAATCAATTGCTTCCCCAACAGACTTTCCTCTAACATTTAAGAAAATGTATTCGATGTCGAAAGAAGGTAAACTTTCTACTTTTATGCCTCTTGTTAGAATGCAATCTTTTAATACATCTTTAATTGCAGTTGTAATTTGTTTTACATTTTGACTTTCTAAAGCCAAGATTAAAACTTTTTCTTCTTTAACTAGAAAAGGACGATACTTGATCTTTTTTCCCGTCGAAGGTAGTTCCAATTCATATGTTGGAGTGGATATCTTTGGTAATGGCATTTAAAATTATATAATCAATTAAATTTATTTATTGGACCATTTTAAGATCTGTCCGAGAAAGTTATAGCTGGTCGTTGAGTTATTATATTTTCAATAGAACCAAATGCATCTGTTGCATTACCCTGACCCTGATGATTCAATATTACATATCTGTCGTAAGTAAAATTAACAGTTGTTTTTGTAATTGTGCTTCCTTCATATGTAACAGGTATAGCAGTTATTTGTGTTGGGAAAGCATTAATAAATCTATAAGTCAACATTGATGGCGATCTAACAACTTTACCTGTTGTATCATCAATAAACATATCTCTTTCAAATTTTGTTATTGATAATTCTCTCTTATAAGTGTCTGGGTATCTAAATCTAAAAATTTGATTTCTATCAAATTGGCCAACTCCACCACGAGGATTTCCTGTGCGGGGTCTACCACCAGAATCATACAGTGGATTTATAAAATTTAACCACTCCTCGAATAATCTTATAATCCCATATTCAGCATCAACATAAAACTCCATCGTAATATCTTCAAAGTCTCTTCTATTGACAAATTTTTCCCTAACACCCTGTCTAGATCCAACTTCTTCACTTAATGATAGAGTTGCTCCAGGAAGAGAAGTCCTGTAAACCATAAATTCATAACGAAGAGAATTTATATTAGCATTATTGCCACTAAAAAGACTATCACCGAGAACTCCACAACTAATCAACCAAGAATTAACATCGGAATCTGCACTACCACCAGTGTAAGTATCTCCAAGATGTAGTGTTACTTTATATTGACTGGTTTGAGATAATTCTCCAAATAAATCCTGAACACTAGGAAGTGACCCTTTCCCATCATTTGTTCCCCTTGGAAGAGTCATCCGTGCATATATCGGATCTACTCTATATGAATTTGATGAGTAATCTGGTCTGAACGGTTCAGCCATCTATAAATATTTCTTAAGGATCTATACTATGTATATGAGTTACAAGGGAAAATACAAACCAACTAACCCACAAAAATATAAGGGCAATCCAACTAATATCATTTATCGTTCTTTGTGGGAAAGAAAGTTTATGAGATATTGTGACTTGAATGAAAACGTTAACCAATGGCAATCAGAAGAATTTTGGATACCATATCGTTCACCACTTGACAATAGAATACACAGATATTTTCCAGACTTCTTCGTTAAGTACAAAGATAAGGATGGAAAAACTAGAACGGTTGTAATTGAAATAAAACCAAAAAAAGAAGTAAAAATGCCTGAAAGAAATCCTAAGAGAAGAACTAAATCGTGGGCATATAGTGTTCAAACATGGGTTGTCAATCAAGCAAAGTGGGAAGCCGCAAAAGAATATTGTGCAGATCGTAACTATGAGTTTAGAATCATGACAGAGGAGGATCTAGGCATATGAGTTTCGACGGAATATTCCAACCTGGAGAAGGTTTTGGATACGATCTGATCAAAAAATTCAAAGGAAAGAACGTCAAGAGTGACACTTACACTGGAGAACTCAGACAATATCTTGGGGAACTTGAACAGTTTAGTATTCACGAAATTGACACTGGTGGAATTGAGGTTGGTAGATTATATTTCTTCATTTATGGAGCATCCACCCCTGGACTTAAGTTCTATGATACA